TGGTTGTGCACCTAACGGTTGTTGCCCCATACCACCAATGCCACGATGCTGCGTTGGTGGGTTTGCGTTGTCCAGATTTACCCCAAACTGTCTAGTAGAACGCAGTGAATCACTCATGCAATAACTTCTCTAAATTTAAGGCGTCTATCAAACTGTTCATAAGCCTCCTTAAACTTAGGGTTCAAGGCGGTTACTTTTTCGTTTATCAGATAGATGCTAGGTAGGAGATAACCCCGCCCATCTGGACAGGGAGAAGATACCTTCAAATGGCTGTTAACAAACAGCTGCGAGGTATGGATGAATGTCGAGCTGTCATTAGCATCGAAGTCACCTTTCTTCCTGTTTCTAGACGAACTAGTAAACACCTTGTCCTGAGACATGCATCCCAACATGTAGTCCACAAACGGGACGTCAGTTGGAGTGGCCTCCTGGATAAGGTTGGTGTAACGTGCGTTGTCAATTTCTTTTGCATGAAACCGACTATTCATGAAACGTGAAACTTTTTTATGGCTTAACTCTGAATTGTTCTTAATGTCATGCTTAAAGCTGTTGGCTGCCGTGATGAGTTTGTCCATCGTGAATTCGACACTTGCCAGCTCTTTGTGAAACATTGTCGCGCGGTCTGTTGTCTGAACAATTTCACTACGGTTAGTAATGATGTAATTGAACAGATCAAAGATGTTGCTAGCCATGATGTTCTGGGCTGCAAATCGTTTGATAGAGTCATCATCCAAATACTCGTTGATCGAGATGAAGTGATCATTCATCAGACGCATGATGTAATCATTTGGATCTCCTGCTTTAACCGACGTACGGCCTATCAAGAGTTTCCAGTAGCTTGGATCGTCAATCCGGGATTCGTCAAAGTAACTTGACATGCAATCCGCTACAAACTGTAGAGATGCTGCATACTGCAACCCAAGTGTGTTCAACGTAGTACGTTTACTAGACTTGTTACGGATTGCCACTCCGTAATCCAAACTGATGAACTCGCCCAAGAACTTAGGGTTGTTCGTACTAGATTTTGTAATAATTTCCCAACGATCTTTAGCCTTACAGTCGCTAATTAAAGCTTCTACTGGGCCAAGTTCGTATTCACACTCTCCAAACAGTTCCATGGCTTTGCTAAAGCCCATGTCCGCGAATACATACCACGCGAGTAATGGAGTTGGTACATTCTTGCTGGTAATCTTTCGTGAGTTAGTGGGACTGTAGAACCGGTTACTAGCCAGGTTGATACCTGCTGTTCGATACTGCACTTGCCCACCTAAGTCAAACACATAATCGTAGTTATAATGCTCAACCCCGATTTTGAACTTAAAGCCCAAAACCTTAACAAACAAAGAACCGTCTTTTGCAACTGGCAAACCTTTCTCTGCCAGTACTACTTGTAAACTGTAATGAACTCCACGCAACCAAATGTCGCCATACTTGTCACAGTACGGAAGCATGGTGTAAGCATGCATTGGTATCATCTGTCCGCCTTTGTCGCGATACTCGAAGTTGAGTCGCACTGGGAACAGTGTTTCTTTGTGAATGTCATACACACGGGTGCTGCTTGCAGTCAGGTAACGAATATATTCGCGCGGGGATACCCGAACTACGTTTAGAAAGAACACGCCACGAGTTTCGATGCTCTTGAAGATAGCTTTCAGAGAGTTCTCGTAATACCGCTGTACTCCTTCAAATTCCTTTAAGTGAAACCCATCCATCAAGGTTTGGTTAAAGGGTGGATATTCCGCTTTAATTGCATCAGCTATCAGGTGGAACATGAGGCACCTCAATCAAGAGAAGAGGAGTTTAAATCCCGTCAGAAATATGCCGACCAGGCTTCCCACGCCTTTGAGTAGCTCTCCCCAGCCACTCAGGTTATTATGCTTCCTGGTATGGTCAAGGGTAACCTTAGCGTAGAACTCTTTATTGCGCATTTCAAATTTGTTACGATCAGCTTCTTCTTTACTGCTAATCTCGGATCGGGTAGATTTATGAGCCGCAGCAGCTGCGTCCATCTTCACCTTTTCCAATGCGTTCTTGTGATCCTGCTTCATGAACGTCATTTGAGTAGTAGTATCGTCCAGCTGCCTTTCCAGCTTAACTACCTTTGCTTGTGCGTCTTTCAGCTCTTCGGACTTACGCTCTAGCGCTTTAGAGAGGTCTTTAAGCTTACCTTCCGCTTCAATATACCGCTCGGTGTTACCACCTTTGGTAGCATCGGTCTTATTCATAAACACGCCAAGCCTTTCAAGGGAGTCCTTATCCAAACCCTCGAAACTGTAAAATAGGATATCTGGTGAAGTATTACCGCTGTCAACTCCAACGTAGAGTCCAGCAGCAGTACTCGCGTCATGTTCTACTGGCACTTCAGTAGCTTTGCCGCCCAGGTTTACGTAATACGGATGTTGCGTTCTGCTAGGGTCATTTACATAGACACAGTAATATGCCATGCGACGTTTGCCTGTTGAATCTTTTAAAGCATTGAGCATGTCGCCAATAGTAGCTTTAGGTACATTCATTGGGCTTCTTGTGAGATAACCGCTCCCCCGGTATAAAGTCATCCCCAACATTTCACTGTGAATAGCACCACCAGTTTCTACTAGATCCGCATTAAGTTGAATCCGTACTACAAGGTTCAACGGCATAGTTGGAAAGAAAGAGGTTCCCCGCCCTTTCTCTTCTTCTAGCTTTTCTTTAAATGAAGCCATTACAAATTTGTCAAACTTTGTTGTTGCCTGGCCAGGATCAAATTCGATGCAGGTTGGAATAACCCCGTTCATCCTGAGGATCACAACGTCACCAGTTGGAGAGTAATCAGCCTCTTTACGACGCTTGATGATATAACTCAACCCACCTTTTATCTTCACCACTATGTCACTTGATGAAGATCCGTTGATAACCTCGCGCTCCAGCTTGAAACTATTCATATTCCAAACTACCTTTATTAGTATGTCCTATCTTGATAATTTAGGTTTGAAATATTCTTCGTCTATAACTAAATGCAAAAAAAGAATCAACTACCCCCACTCCCTATTAAAGGAGTGGGGGTAGAAGAGTCAGATGTAACTAACCTAAACGCGCCTCATCGACAGTGTCAAGAGGGGTACTAGGCAGGCCCCTCTAACAGACCGTAGTAGGTCGATGGAAGGATGAGGCCTACGGGTTTCCCGCTTCGATGGCATCCTTGATGCCGCCCAGGGCAGCGCCCAGACCTTCGATAGCGACGCGCTGTTTTGCCAGCTTGGTCAGCAGACCGTTATCACCCAGGAACTCTTCGGCGTCGGTGATCTTCAGCGAACCGATGATCGGGTTGAGCGCCCAGTGTTTGTAGGTAGGAATGGTCATGACCACACCGAAGTCCTGCTGATCACGAGTCACGTTACCTTGTACAACGATGTTCTCTTTCGAGACAACGACGCCGACACCGCCCAGTGGGTTGATGTAGTCGGAAGTCGAATCGTTTTGGGTAACGATCAGGATCTCACCGATCTGGCTGTCGAAGTTGGTTTCGACGGCTTTCATGGTGGTCAGAGGACCCAGGGTACGAGCGTCGCCCAGACGAAGCAGGAAGCGGCACAGGTTCTGGTGAGCGATGATGCTCCACTTCGGAGAAGTAGCACCGCCGTATTCGGCGATCGCGGCGATACCGGACTTGGTAGTCAGGGCCGAAACGATGTCGCTGATTTCGTTGGTGAACACGGCGCAGACTGCTTCCAGCACACCGGTGCTGTCTTGGGTCGATACGACGTCGGCCAGGGTGATCTTGCGGTTTACTGCGGAAGCTTGCACGTAGTGCATGCCTGGCAGAACGTTGGAACCCTGGTTGTTCGAGACCACAGCATGGCCGTCGATGGAGGTGATGTACGCCAGGTGCTCAGCAGCCATGTCGAACGCTTTACGCGAGCACTGGTTGTTGATCGCCACCGACATTTGCTCGATCGCGTAGTCCAGGGAGCCCTGGTTCACGTCTTGCTTGTCGATTGGGTATTTCACAGACACCGGGTCGCCACGCTTGACGGACAGGTGCTTGTCGGCATCGAACACTTCGATACGGTAGCCGAAGTTACCGCGCGAGTTGTTGGTCACGTTACCGGTGATTTCGATACCGGAAACGGAACCGTCGGTCAGGGTACGGAACAGGGATTTCTGAGCGTCATCAGCGCGATCACGAGTGATCACGTTACCGGTTGGGATGTGCTGGAGAGCAGTGATCGAAACCTGGCCGCCGTTCAGGCGCATAACGTTCTTTTGACGCTGGTAGTTGCCGTCCATCGACACGTCCAGCAGAGGGCGGTAGCCAGCTGCTTTCAGATCGGCGAACAGAGTTTCGCCAACTTCCAGACCGTCTTTGTCCTGTACCGCGAAACCGTTGTGGCGGTTCAGCAGGATGGCCATTTTGCGGTCGTCGGACGACTGGCCGTTCGAAGTCGGGATGAAGGTGTTGTTCGACATCGCCTTGGTGTTGATGAAGAACGTCTTGACGGTGCCTTTGATCTTGGCAGTCAGTTGCAGCGTCTGACCGGTGAGCGAGTTGGACTCGATCTCGTCGGTAGCGGTGTACGGACGTTGGCCAGGGGTTTGGCACAGACCCAGGAAGTTCGGAATGACGCTCGGAACTTTCAGGAAGCTGGTCAGGTGGTTTTCGCGACCCAGGGCGTCGGCTTCCATGTAGGTAGCGGTCCATGGGGTGCGGTCAGCAGCTGGTACGAACAGTTCGCGGGTGTCGTCGGTGTCCGACTCAGGGTACACAGGGTGTACAGCCAGGGCGGATTCGGCGAACATCTTGCCGGAACGCAGCAGACCGAAGATCGGTTGCAGTTCGGAGGCGGACTGCCAGGCGCTGTTGCCGTAAGCGTAAGTACCCAGACCAGCGGCACGAACCTTCATCAGGACGCCTTCGTCTTCGTAACGAACGGTCAGGGTGGCGAACAGTGCTTCGGCGCCAGGGGTCTGCAAGTGGCTCTGGGCGTTGAGGGCCATGTTCAGAGCTTTGACGGTGGTTTCCGAGCCTTCCCAGTTCTGCATCGAGAAGCCTTCCAGGCCATCGACGGTACCGTAGAAGCTTTCGGTACGTTCAACGATGTCTTTCAGCTCGCTTGGAGCAATGTTGGTGGTGCGGCCGAACGAGGATTGGAAAGCGGCGTAGTTCTTGTCGTTCAGACGAGTAGCCAGCATGCCGTTGAGCGATTGGCTCTCAGCACCCTGAACACGGGCCAGATCGAAAGCGCTCGAGAAGCCAGAGAAATTCTCCTGGCCCTGCACTGCGCCCAGCGATTCGTTCTTCAGTGCTGCCTCGATCAGCTGAACAAGGTTACCCTCGTTCTTGAGGCCCATCTTAATCTGTTTGTAAGCCATGGAAGGAATTCCTTTTTAAGCGTTGGACGTTTAACAAATATATATATTTGTGTATCTACTACACATAACATACATATTCAAACGAGGTTTAAGGGTTTTGATTGCCCAGCAGTTTATAAACTTCAGCCATGGTGAACTCACCTACTTTACTATCCACAATCGCACCGAAATGAGATTCCATGTAACCGTGGACATGCAAGATGGCCTCCAACAATGCACCAGAGAATGTTAGCGCAGAAGCCTTACTCCAGCTGGGCGGTGTTGTTTGGTTCTCGTCGTTAATTACAACCACGAGTTGATTACTTTTGAAAGAGCTGTACCCAAAAGATGTTGCGCTATTAAACGCGGCGGATAAGCTTTTACTGTCGACACTATTAAATGCCGCTTTTAACATTTCACCTTCATAGTCTTTACTGAAGATTAAATCAGGGTCCAACAATGCAACACCGAGTTCTTTTGCAGCCTGGTATTGCATAGAAATGATTTGAGCAATTTCACCATAAGTTGCCTTTTGATGATATGTCTCAATCGTCGATAAGTTGCTCAACGGAATGCCGACCTTAGCCAACAACTTAACCATAGAGTTGGTCAAGAAGAATACTTCGATCGGGGAACCGTTAGGTGTCCTGAGAATCATAGCGTTACTCCTGGGGAGTTTGTTTTAAATGAATGACTTACTGGTATTAGTCAAATTGCTTTCCGCAATGTACCAAGCCAAGAAACTGAAAGATAAGGTTCTGCTAAAGGAGCTGGAAGAACTTTACGAAGAGCTACCACCTGCACCGCAAGAAGTATTTGTTCAGAATAAAGAACTTCGTGACAGCATTAAAGCATCCGTACTTTGGCTCCTCAAAGAGCCTGACGATGAGCCGATCATAAAATTAGCACTTATGCAACGCGTTCGTCTGTTTTGTGTTGGTCAAGATGAGATCAAACTTGCGATTGAAGATGGTCTGGAAGACTTTGACGATGACCTGATGACGCGTAAAGTAATCTACAAACAGATTACTGACATTCGTCTCAGCTTTGAAGACAAGGGCTTTGCAGATAAGTGGAAGCGAGCTACCAAGTCTTACTTCTACAAAGATGTTCACGAAATTACAAAAGACGATTGGGTTAAACTGTCCGACCTCATCAATGAACGGATGGGTGTTCTGTATGAGGACAAACAATCAGAAGTACTTTGTGAAATCAGCACCGAAGCACCAACTAGTTTCCATGAAGTAATTGCACTTGCAAAGAAAGAGAACAGTAAGGAAGGTATTCTTAAAACTGGTATTCAGGCTCTCAATAAAGCTTTAAGTCCGGATGGTGGTTTCCGTCGTAGTAAGTTTTACTTGCTTAACGCTTTGACCAACCGTGGTAAGTCACTTACTGTAGCCCACATGGTAGCCTCTGTAGGGCTCTATAACAAGCCTCAGTTGCGTAATGCGTCTAAGATACCAACTATCCTGTTGGAATCCGCAGAAGACACCATGGACCTTATTATCCAGCGTATGTACAAGCTGGCCATTACTGTTAACAGTGACAGCATTCCAGATTTCAACATTGCCGCTCAAGATGACATCGTTGAAGCTATTTGCAGCTGCTTTAAGAAAAATGGTTGGGTGTTAATCATTAAGGTGATTGACTCTAATAAAGATGACTGCAATCAGATGTTCGATCGCATTCGTCGTATGGAACTCAAAGGCCACGAGATCATCTTCTACGCCTACGACTACCTGGCTCTGCAAAACTTTGATAAGTTACCTGGTGAGACTAAATCAGACAAACTACAGTTGTTGTTCCGAAAGGTTCGTTCTTTCATCATCAACCGCGGTATCTGCTTTATCACCCCACACCAGTTAAGTCCTGATGCGAAGAAGCGTCTGCAAGAATCTGATGAAGAGTCAGAAGTTTACTTTGCTCGTGAAGTGGCTGGTAAGTCTTACACAGAAACCTCCACCAAGATCACTAACGAAGTAGACGTAGAGATTACCTTCCACGTTGCCAAGACGTCCTTTAAGAGTTACTGGACCTTCTGTATTGGTAAACAACGTGGTGAAGGGTGTCCACCAGAAGATCGTTTTGCTATCTACGACATTGACCCGGTAATGGGACTTCGTCACGATATCAATGGTAAGCCTCGTTTCAGAAGAAGTCTGCAGACTAGTCTGGACGACAATGGTAACGTGGTAAAAGACTTTGACTCAATATAGATAACCCAAAGCGAACATAACCTATACTCTCCTACCCGACAAGGGTAGGAGAGTATATAAGGTTTATTTTGCATTTTCTAAATTAGCTAAACTCGATTACTGACTCGCGCTTGCATTTGGCCTCGCCAATACCAAGGGTGAAGTAAAGTCTAACCCCGGTCAATTTTCCGTCTTCAGTGGTTCTGGCGGAAGTTGTGATGTCGATTGTTACCCCATCGTTTATCGATGTGAAATCTCTGGCCGCTGTACCAGCACGGTCCTCGAATTTCACAAGCATTTGTGCAAGGGTAAGTGTAGTAAGACCCAATATGTCTTGTGACAAAGCAATGGTTTGTTTAGTAACAGATGTCACAACCAAATGCGCTACGTTAGCCACATGTTCTTCAAAAAGCTTCTCTTCATCTAAACGTTTGATATCGGTAGTCATGTTGTTCACCTTGGTTCATTATCAATAGGGAGGTCGCTTACGCTCCGCTATAACAAAAATAGACCTAACCGTCTCCACCCGCTTCCGCAGATAGTTTTTATTAAGTCTTATAAGCTACCTCCCTCAGTTGATAATTACTTAACTGAGTACTCTTCAATCCCAATAGCCAAAGACAACACACTGTGCTCTCTAAAGATAGGGTTAACACTCTCAGTATCCATCTGGTAAACAGTACGCAACCCACCAACACTACCCTCACGATACATCAATGCCTCGCTACCACTCATGTAGTAATAACGGACCGGCATGCATGGATCAATAAGAGCTGCATGAGAGTTGTGCCATGACAGTCCAGTGATGCTTATGTCATTCTGGGCGTTCTCTGAGAGGTGTTTACAGATGTTACCGGTTGGAGTTAGTACCGTGGGCACCCATTCTTCACCAGAAGCCCTGCTAACCGTCTTGTACTCTGACAAGGAATCCGCCCGTGTTGTTGCGGCAACCCCATTGTTGTAATACCGACCAGTTTCACCCATTGCGGCATCAATGGAAATAATCCGTTTACCAACGCCATGTTCCTGACGGTCAATGTCAGTGGTCTCAACGTTAGATGCCCCACCAGTAGAGAAGACGGTGATAGACTTCTCATCCATGATCCAGGTGTTATGCAAAGTAGGGAACACGTTCTCTGGCAAACGATAAACGTTAAGCACCCTACGAGCTTTCTCATAACGACCCATTCGGTATAACGGGTAGATACGCCACTGGCCTTTACGGTAATACATCCCCAGGCCTGTGTTGTAAACACCGTACTCCTCATTCATTTGAAGGAATTCCCCCAAATCAATAAGACGATTACCAAATGGTATTACCACCTGTTTAAATACACGGTCGTTATCAATAGGGTATTCAATATCAACACCCTTCCAAGCATCCGGTCCTGTTAGTCCTAGCTTGTCCCCACTTTCAGTTAGCTTGTCGTGGATAACGTTGTCAAGGCTAGACATGAGGTAAACGTCACTGACTGGTTCATTACGAACCTTGGCAAACCCTAACTCTAAAAGTTGGAAGTCTACTGTAATCATGTTCATGTCATCTTTGCTAGACAGGTCAGCCAGCGCAGTGTGACCGCCTTGCATCTGTGGATTATTTCCAGTTAAAGGAATAGCCCGGAAGCGATACTTGATTTGGCTAGTTCTCTGACGTTCCACAATCTCGATGATAAGGTTATCTCGAAAAGGCAGTATCCTGTTTGTGTAAACACCTGGTTGAGTTTGTACACGCAGTGTGGCGTCATCTGCACGACCACTGATAAACATGCAGTTGCGAGAAAACCCAGAAGGTATGAGCAGGGGGATTTGCTCATTAGGAGTTACCGCGGTAGCCTCCATCTGAAAGAGTCGTTCATTTCGCTGAGTGTTCTCAACGTACTGAACAAAATCGATCAGGTTTTGTAAGGAACGAGGAGCTTCCATTTCTTAACCTGCCGTAAAGATCCAATTAGGGTTAACAGCATGTTGTTCATCGGAATGAAACAACGAGTCTGCTTGTGGTGTTGGTTGCTGGTAGAACATTTGCTGCTGAGCTTCATAGTTAAACGCTTGTGGGTTATACAGCGGGATACCCATCGAACCACTAGGTGGTTCAAAAGCGTCCAGGTGGCTAAAGAAGCTCAGATCAGTAATACGGTGACTGTTGATAGCGCTATCGCCAAGAAAGAGCGCAGCGAAGCCTGCAAGGCCTTTACCGTTAAGCTCAGTCTCTTGTTCCAAACGCTTGTTATTAATCTCGCGAGTTTTAAACGGTTTAATCCGTTTGTATTCAGTAAACAAGATAAACGCTAGGTTTTCCAGTTTACGCAACTCGCTGAATTCAGGACGCTTGCACTCTGGAGCATTCCGGGCAATCTCGCACCAGAGCCCAATGAATTCCTGAATGGCATCGTAAACCTCAACAATAGTCTTAGTCGGCTTTTCAAACCCAAAATCATGGACCGACTCAATGTTGGTGAGTAGGTCAAAGATTTGAGGAATCTTGTAGCGGCGCTTTTGTCGAGTGGTGTAGTAATCCGTGTCGTTAACAAACCCCTCTTTGTGATAGGTCGGTCGGCTACGAATTTGATCTAGAGACAAAAGTTTCTCAGGGGCAATCCAGACATCGAAGAGTTTGAGGAAACAAATATCGTACAACTCAATCAGACGTGCGCGGACTTCGCCATAACGTTCGAGGGGCATAAGCATTACGAGGGTACTCCGATCTTGCGGCTAATATTAATCAGGAAGATAATGATTCCTCCGTAATAAAGTTGTTTAAGTTCAGGTAGAGCAAAGTATTCATCTTTGCAATACTTAAGCAACGTCTTACGGTCGATAACTTTATCTTTAAGGGATTGATAGAGGATCTTTTCAAATGTTTCTGTAGGAACCCCATTGTAAAATTCCTCCGAAAACATGTAGGTCACTTTCTTTTCCGGTGTTGCTCGGAGAATTGGGTAACCGTCCATGTTGAAGAAGGTCTTGTAAACTTTGTACTCTTCTGGATCAGTGGTGATGAAATAACCAAACTTACTGGAACGCAAGTTACCATACAACCTGGTGCCGGTTATCCGATCAACGCCAATCATCGCTGCTTCCGAGTTCTTACACATAGGGAGCAGGTTGATATCACCACGCAGAATTACATCCCAGATGTTAACAGTCCCGTAGGTGCCAATTGCACGCCCACCGTACTGTGTGGAGAGTCTCCCAATAACAGGATACCCGGCTCGCATATCTGGAGTGATAATTGCCGATAAGAAATCAATCAGGTATTGATCGTAGCAATAAGTACCACGCGTACCTGTCTTATCCACAGCTACTGGATAAGCAATGGTCTCCTCTGGACGCCACCACCAATTACGCATGATCCAACTAGAGATAGTCTGAGTCCAAGAAAACAGTTCGCCCATTGTGTTGAAGTCGTCTGGGTTAACCAGACCAACACCACCGCTTAAAGCGGAGTCAATGGAATAAACCAATTCTTGTTGAACGCGACGCTCCAACTCATCAGCCCAGTCTTTCTGCAAAATACCAACCATGAGAATGGTAATGCGGTAAACTTTGTTTGCAGTAAACTCTACGATTTCTGGTTGTTCAGTAATCTGAAACAGCCCAGCTCGACCATCTTTGATTTCGGCAATAAACACATCACCACGGATCGGGGCTACGTCACAAGTAACCCAACCGGAATACATGCTGGAACTTTCACCCTTCTCAGGATTAAAGTTAAAAGCATCGTTGCCTTCCAGTTTAATAATCAGATGACGGATACGGGTGTAAGACTGATACGTAGCGGCGTTGCTTGGATCAAAAGGAGCTGGTTCTTCGCTACCACGTAGACGCTGGCGGTAATACTCCACGACAACTGGAATACCTTGCACCAGGGTAATAAGCGAAGTCTCTGGTTGATAGGTTCCTTGAACAATGGAATGCTGATATTGCTCAGAGTAAATCTTTGGAGCTTCGGGCTGGGGTGGAACAACCGACCCCAATGGGTTGATATCAAACATTGCGCATGTCCTCAATAAACAAATACGCGTTAAGACCAAGGGAAGCCATGTAACGGTTAAAGTCGTACTCTTTCAAGCCACGACCCTTGTTAATCCCTTTACAGATTTCTCGAGAATATTGAGCCCATGGTTTAGGTAGGTTAGCCCAATCAAAACCAGGAAATAATCCAGGAAGAATTACTTCGTCATCTGGGTTATGCAGGAGGTCTGTCCAGAACGAGTCCTGATAGTCTCTGACAGCGTAATCGCACACAACTACAAGTCTGTATCGATTCTGCATGTTTGGAGCCGTCAGCAAGCTTACAACCCCGTTCTCGTCCATTTCCAAACGGTTAGGGTCAACCTGGATATCTTCAGACCAGACGGTAATGTAAAACGGGTTCTTGGATTGCTTAAACACAACATCACGTCTACGAATGATATAATTCTTGATTTTCTCATTCCAACGAAAGCCTGGGATCTCAAAAATGTTTCCCAGTTGTTGTGTTTCTACATCGGCAATACGCAACCGAACCTGAACAATTGGTTGCAACCAATCACCACCAGTAAACTTCCATGGATCGTAATCTGGAAGTCTGAGGTAATCAGCCCCCTCACCAGTGCGAGTACCGGAGATATGTCGACCGAAGCTGTACTCGGGACTTACCCGAATATTAAACTTCTTCTTAAACCCATCATCCGGACGCGGAATCCAAATAGCTTTAATGTCGTCCTGATAAATGCTGAGTGGGTATTGCAGCTCCCAGCCAACGAACTCATTAAAGAAAAAGTAATAGCTCATCTCCACTTCATACTTACCAAAGACGTCTGCATTACGAGACTTGTTTACTTTGGCATCTTTAAAGTAGAGACCTATTTCATCTAAGCTCATTGGTACAGCAAGACGCGAGTTTTTACCAGACTCATCACTTACATAAACAAACGGCACTTTGTGATACTGTTTGAACCAATCACTAAAACTGACCGGAGTAGTATCAGGCTCGTTTTTGAGATAGAGTTCATGCAAGTTAGTCAGCATGGCAACAATGGTGTTGTTAACTGGTAGGTGAACTACTGCGCTGAAGTTAAACGCTACAGCTTGTTCAGCTTGTGCCCGGTTAATACGCCGTTGAAACTGGTCTGCTAATTTACGAGAGTTAAAGTTAGCGATTACAGAGACGTTAACAATCAACCCACTTAAAGATGGGTAAATCATAGACGGCTCTTTATGGTTAGTCATCCACACAGGACGTTCGGTCATTTCACGACGTTGGTTAGAATAACCGGTGTTAAAGTTAGTCTCTTCAAAGTCTGCAACTACGAACAGCTTGTTACGGAAAACACCATCAGTGTAAAGATTGGTACGAATCTGATCGCTGGTATTACTACCAACCATCTTTGCAATTTCATTACGACCGTTATAAAAGATCTCGGCGGAGCTTTCCAAACCGTAGAACTTTAACATACGCCGCAAAGAGTCATAGACAGCAGGACGTGTAACCGTCTTGTAGTCTTCCTCTGACTGCACAGTTGCTTTGAGAAGCATAACACACCTCTTTCATAAATAGTCTATAACGAGAGGGTCGCCCCTCTCGTTATAGTTACTAAACCAGTTACTTAGGCAGGGCCTTTTTGAATTCGGTCAAGTCTACTTCTTCCACACCCCAGGCTTTAGGAGCCGGGGACACCACGTCAATTACGAACGACCCAGTAAAGAGTAGCGACGTGTCCAACAGGGTGATGGTGACCGCTTTACCGGGAACCGCCAGACCAGTTGGTTTGTAATCAACGTTTTTGAGGATAGGGAAGCTGTACAACTCGGAGAATCGCTGAACAACGCTCTCCATTGATTCGCCGTTACGTGCTTCCACCGCAAGAGGGTAAAGACCAAGAAGGCTCGTCGCAGAAGTCTTTTCAAAAGGGATGGTTACTTCTTGGCCATCAGCTCTCGAAAAGATAACCTTGCTAGAAGTAGGACTAACTACTTGGGCATCAATGAATTCACAACCTACTGGTAAACTACCCAGCAGGGTTTTGAGTTGCTGTGGGTGAATTTGATCTTTGCTCATTGTTTAGTACCTTTCTTTGGTGGAGTTTGAGCTTTCGGGGCTTTCTCTTCACCAGCAGGAGCATCGTTACCACCCTTGGTAAAAATCTTGGGGGTAATACCTTTGATGGCTTTCTTAACACCATTGACGATCTTTTTCTGTGCGGCTGCTTGAGCCTTCACTTCTTTAAGAGCTTCTTTGGCTTTGGCAATCTTGTCACTTACATCAGTTTTAACGTTAGCAGCAACATCTTTGTTATCACCGCTAGTGCTCGATGCTTTGCTGTTAGATGCTTTAAGATCATCTAGTGCCTTTTGGGCCTTAGCGATCTTTTCACCCAACTTACCGCTTTTACCCAGCTGTTTATTAAGAAATCCCGTAAGGCCATCGATGACACGACTACCATCACCAGCACTATTGAGAGAAGAAACAATACGAGCCATGGCTCCGGTACCATCGGTATCCTTCGCGAGCTGTAGGATTCCTGCTTTGGCGGCGTCATTAATTCGTACCCCTTTATCCGTCATGGATTGGATGGCTTTCTTGTTGTTCTCGCCAACCTCAGCGTTATCCTTGACCTCCTCTTCGGCAGCTTCAGAACTGAACAAATCAATGAAAGATTTGAGGGCGTCTCGACACCACTCATATGCTTTGGTTCCCATCTCTTTGATGGAATCCATAACCCCTTCTTCGTTACCTTGTAGCAGGCGAAGTTCCATGCTGTTGGCAAAGAACACACCGGCAGCATAATGAGCAGCTGGGGTACGTTTATTGTTCAGTAGGTCTTCAAGCCCTTCCAGCACCATTGTGGGGTGGTCCAAAGAGCATCCGCACTCACAGCCAGCCGTTTCACTGCATTCAAGCCCTGCGACGAAATCAGGCTCTTCATCAGGAACAAGATCACTGTAGTCGCCGGGAACAAATTCTTCAACACCAGCAAGCATGCCATTGTGCGAAACAATAAACGTATCAACAATTTCCAGCACACGTTCGCAGTAAGCAAAACGTTTAATCAGGTAGTGCAGGTTTTCGAGCTGATCCAAACCATCAAAACGAGACTTAAGTTCCGTAATGATAGAATTGGCTTCGTCAATCCAGAGGTCAATACCTGAGTTATGATCTTTGTCTCGACTACGGTTACCAGCGGCACATGCCATGATGGCAATGGTCCGGAAATCTTCACGAGTACCATTAACCATATCGAGATGCAGTTGAACAAGGTAACGGTTAAGCGCCTCGTTAACCTTCATTTCGTTGGCATCAAAATAACCAATGTCATTCGACATCGCACCTAACAACTGATAAGCACGCTCTAACCGAGCCTCGTCTGGATGTTCCTCGTGCCATACCAGATCGATACCGACGTTAGTAAGCATCCGCCACAGTACTGGGTTACCTTCGCGAGTTGGGGGTTCTGCCAATGTCAGCATCAGCCCCAAGAATTCCAATTCAAGTTTAGCGTTCATGAGTCACCTTATTTAGTTTTCAGGACCAACGTGCCAGTGTAGATAGGCGACTTGGTAATCTCCACATTGACAATGTTTGCATCACTGCTGAGCACAACTTCGCTAGTAAGCAAATCGTCGATACCAAAGTAGGCAACCCACGCAGTAAACACAGCGATTGGATCAGTAGTGTCTACTTCTGCATAGATCTTGCCAGCAGGGATAACCTGGGTGTCAAACAATTCTTCCAGGTTTACTTTCTTGATTACTATTACTTTTTCGTGGGTAACGTATTTGAACAAAGTGTCATTAACGTTAACAACACGCCCAGTCAGATCTTTAGTGAACTGACTTACGATGAGTTCTTTACTGATAACTGTCATTTGTCTTCGCCTTCTTTCTTGGAAGGTTTATCAACGGCAACGTTAGCCACTGACAAAGCAGAGTTGATTGCCTTGAAGAAAATATTCTCCAGGGTTTTAATGTTAGCCAAAGCCGTGTTAACGATCTGCTTGACATCATCGGTAATCTTCTTGGAAGCAAGTGGATTATCCAACTCCAGTTGTTTAGCCACTTCCATTGCTTTGTTAAGCGTTGCAACCATCACATTTTCCAAAGAGGTGAGTTCGGTAGTAAAGCTACCAAAATCTTCGTTGGCATGAGTGATTGCAGAAAGAGCTGCGTTAACACCGCTAGTTGTAGCTTTGTATTTCAGCCCTGGAACCGCTTTGGTAATACCAGGGGTGGCCTTGGCGACCAAACGACCTTTAGGGTTAACAGACAGTGTTACACCGCCAACAAACGCACCAGTCTTAATAACCTTACCCAAGTTAGTAACGAACTCAGTTTCAGCCTTTTTGAAATCTTCTTCGCCGTGGCTCAACTGACCATTGCCAATCGACAAGCCATTAACTTTCTGCACATAGTCTTTGAGGCATTTAGTGTAACCCTTACCTACTTCATTGATTGCTTTGCCAACAGCAGCAATGTTGGTGTTAACCCAGTTAATATCAGTACCAGGTTTACCAGGTGCGTTCCAGATAGCAGGGTAGTCTTTAGGGTATTGCACGTCACCCTCTTTAACACCAACTTCTTTTAAGATCTTTGTAAGTTTTTCTGTGGCTTGATCCGTGGCACGTTTCTTGCTGGTAAAGAAACTAAACAACCACTTAAAGAACTTTTTAATGTTCTCGATCATGGTGGACAGGCCACTTTTAATAGTTTCCCACAACCCTTCATTACCGGCTACATTAGGAGTGACTTCTTGAAGATTACGTTGCAGGAACTGATAGTAGGCCTCTTTACCAGCTACCTCACCAGTACCGTTATATTCATCGGCAAGTTCTTGTACATCAGAATCACTTTCAACCAACCCAGAATCGGGGTTACCGGCTTCCCAAATTTCTTTTACGGTTGGGGTATTGACATAACGCAAATTAAGCACAGTATCGGACATGATAAAAATACCTGGCAATGAATAGAGGCGACCTATAGCATTTAAATAAAAATGCAAAAAAAGAAATGGTAAATACCACCACCAGGTTTCCCCAGTGGTGGTATTTATTCAGAGCAACGACGACTTAAGCAGCAGCGCCGAAGCCGAGGTGAGCGCTAACGCCGTCCAGGGAAGCGCCGATGGCGTTCAGGATCATGCGGTCAGCGTTGGAGGTCAGCTTGGCAGCCAGAGCGTAGGTAGCCTTAACCACGGCCACTTTGCTAGCAACGTCCGACTTCTTGTCAGCATCACCGGCGGCCAGGTTGTTCAGCTTGCCGACGATCTGGTCGCGAGTGGTGTTGGTCAGTTGCTTGGACAGCTTGTTATCGCGAGCGTGCGCGATACCGGCTTTGGCTTCGTCCAGGGCACTGATCAGGCCAGACTTGTCGACCTTGGACTTGACTTCGGCGCCCGAGGTCAGTTTCTTGGCTTCTGGTGCCTTGCCGACGTTCACGGAAACGGAACGGATGGCGCTGGCGGCTTCGGCCAGAGTGGTGATCGAAGGATCGGCGAAGCTGGCGACGTAACGGATACCCGCGAACTGTGCCAGAGCAACGTCTTTCGAACCTTGCTTCTTCTCGTTGTACTTGCCGAACGCACGAGCGTCAGTTTTGATACCAGCCACCAGGGAGCTGTAAGCGGTCTTGATGCCAGCAGCAGTGATGCCGTCGACTTTAGCAGCTTCAGCAACCAGCTCGCTGACGCCTTTGTTCAGACCGTCCATGCTGCCTTTGGCCTTACCGCCTTTACCGGTCAGACCGGACGCAGCGTAGTCGAGGTAGGCGTTCCAGCCGCCCAGCTTGACTTTGTCTTTCAGCTTGGCACCGTCGTTGATGCGTTTACGCAGCGACGCTTCTTGTTTGGCCAGACCTTCCAGCTTGTTGAACAGGCTGGTGAAGAAGCCGACGATCACGTTGAAGATGTGCTTGATGAAGTTGACAGCGCCCGAGGCCCAGCCCTTCAGAGTTTCGCCGATGGCTTCGATGCCGGAGCGAATGTGCATGTTGGCAGTGGCGGCGTCGGACATTGCTTCAGCACCAACGCGACCGCCGGTGAATTCGCAGCCCAGCTTTTCGCCGAGTTTGACCATGCGGTTGTAGGTGTTG